AATTGATAGTGCCAGAGGAAACTTTGATAGATACCAACAAACACCAGCACAAGGGTTAAACACCCTTCTAGCTGCAATAACAGGAACACCAAATCTTTCAGGGCAGCAAACCAGCGCAAGCCCAGGGCTGTTTAATTATCTGCAAACGATAGCAATGATGAGTTAGGATTAAGTTATGATGAACCCAGATCCACAAACAGGTGGTTTATTTAGTTTTTTAAATCGTATGCGTCAGCCAAATCCAACTACTGGTTTAACACCTTTGCAAAATTTTGGACAGGCACTTGATCCACTAATATTACCTTCTATGCGTGGTGGTGAGGCTATTAGGAAGCAAGGAGCAGCAAGAGTAGCAACAGCTAATAGAAACAAAACTAAAGAATTTTTAGCGTCACAACCAAATGGTCAGTTATTTGCACAAGCATTAGATATGGGTGTGCCAATAGGGGAAGTGTACAGAGCATTTTTAGCAGATCAAAAAGGTGATGTTGTTGTAGTAGGAAACTCTTTAGTTGATCGTAAGACAAGAAAAGTTTTATTTACAGCGCCATCATCAGGTATAGGTGGTGGTTTTACCTATAAAGATGCTTCAGGAAATATGATTTCTTTAGATTTAGGTAAAATGAATGACAGTCAATCGCAGTCGATGGCTTTTGGTAGTAGGATGCAACTTGCTAACAATATTTTGGCAAACACAGAAAATGTTGGAACGGAGTTAGATCAACAATTTTTTAGTAAAATACCAATTTTTGGTAATGCTTTAACAAGCGATACTTTTAAAGAATATGAACAAGCAAGGCGTAATTTCGTCAATGCGATACTAAGGCGAGAAAGTGGCGCGGCAATTGCAGAAAGCGAATTTGAAAGTGCCAACTTGCAATATTTTCCACAACCTTTTGATACCCCTCAAGTTATAGCGCAAAAACGTGCAAACCGTGAATTAGCTGTTGAACTAATGCTTGCAGCTTCTGGAGCTAATGCTACAAAATTTGCTAAAGATAAAGCTGATGAATATGCAAAAACATTAAATCCATTGTTTGGAACAGAAGAATACAATGAGCAAAGAAAAAAATTAAACGAACAGCAAGATAGTACGGTGTCAGAGGAATTTTAAATGTCAAAAGTTTTTTTTCTTAAAGATAAAAAAACAGGTAATTTTTTTAGAATTGTAGCTGATAATAGAGCGCAAGCAGATGAAAAATTATTGAAGCTAGATCAAGAAAATACCGCACAAGTTGCTTTTACTCCTGATGGGCAACCATTAAGAAATAAACAAACAGGTGGCGCTGTATTACGTTCTCCTAGTGGCAATTTGACTTTAGTTTCTCCTGGCTTTAGTTCAAGTGATCCTGAAGATATTGCAAAATTTACAGAAAGTTTAGGGCAAGTAACAGCAGGGGATATAAGTCGTAGTAGTATAAATCAAAGTCTAATTGACCAAAATCCAGTTATGTCCAGAGTAGCTGCAACATTACCTGCAATGGGTTTTGGTAGTGGTTCGTTTGCTGATGAAGTTATTGGTTTGTTTAATAATGACGCTAAACTTGCTACAAGAGCCTTACAAAAAGCAATGGCAAGTGAAAGACCGCTAGAAACATTTGCGTTGCAAGCAGGGGTAGGTGTTGCAGAAGTTTACGGATTAGTAAAAAGGTTTCCAAAATTAGCAGAATTGTTTGCAGGTAAACCAGGCGATAGTATAGTTTCAAGAATGGCAAAGTCTGGGGCTGGTGCTGGTTTAGGTGGTGGTGCAACTGCTGCATTAATGTCTGCTGGTGGTAAAGATGAAGGTACATTAGGAGAAAGATTTAAAAGTAAGGATACACTTACTGATACAGCAGTCGGAGCAGGTACTGGCGCTGCTGTTGGCGCACCTTTACCATTATTAGGTGCAGGTATACGCAGAACCGTTGATAGTCTGAGAACAGCAGATGTACCGTTAATTTCGCAAGTGTTAGGTGTTTCACGCAGTGCAGCAATGGTAATAAAAAATGCGTTTGCATCAGGTGGCGATATTAACGCTGCAATCAACGCTGTAAACAGGGCTGGTAAAACTGGAATGTTAGTTGACGCAGATGAAGCGGCAATGGCATTGGCAGATGCAGCAGGTCAGTCTGGGGCGCAACCAGCGTCTGTTATATCTAAAGCAATGTCAGACAGGGCTAATACTCTTAGCGGTCAATTAGATAATACCTTAACACGAAAATTAGGTGATGAAACAAGTCCGAAGGTAGTAGTAAATGAATTGCGTAATAGAAACGCAAAAATAAGACAAGATGCATATCAAAAAGCATACAATACGCCAATAGATTATTCTTCTACTGCTGGGCGCAACATAGAAGCAGTGTTAGACACGATAGATGGAAAAATTGTAAAAAGTGCGATTGATACAGCTAACACTAGAATGAGGCGTGATGGATTTAAAAATCAACAAATCAAAGCTAATATTTTAGACAATGGAGATGTGCAGTATGAGACTTTACCTAATGTAATGCAGTTAGATTATCTCAAACGTGCATTGCAACGTTTGGCAGAAGAAAGCAAAGGTGAGTTTGGAAAAATTACGGATGACAGTAGATTTTACAGTGGCATAGCTAGAGATTTAAAAAACGCAATTGATGACGCTGCCATTGATCCGCAAACTGGTGAAAGAGTTTACAGTCGCGCAGTACGTTTGGGTGGTGATGTTATTCAAGAAGAAAATGCATTTAAATTAGGGCGTGACCTTTTAAAACCTGGCGTTGAAGTAGACGAAATAGCAGAGGTTTTAGGAGACAATCCATCAGATATACAACGGCAAGCGATGCGGATAGGCATGGGTCAGTATATAAGAAAACTTTTAGGTGATGTAAAAACTGTGCCGTCTGATCCTGATTTAGCAGCAAGACAATTAGACGCATTTATGAAAGTAACATCATCACAAAACGCCAGAGAAAAAATTATGCAAGTAATGGGTGCAGACGCTAATATGTTGTTGCGTCAAATAGATGAAGTTGCACAATCAGCAACGGTAAGAGCTAGGATGCGTAATAACTCACTTACAAATATTAGGGGTAATATACAAGAAACTGTAGAAACGCAGATTGCACCAGGGGCAATAGGTTCATTGTTGCGTGGAGAAGGTTTAACGTCAGGTAGAAAAATCATACAAGAAATTACTGGTATGACAGATGAAGCTGTAGACGAAAGAAAAGTAAAAATTTATACAGAAATTGCACAAGCACTAACAAATAAAAATACAGCGCAAGCAAAACGAGCATTGCAGGTGCTAAAAGATGCAGCAGATGGAAACATTAGAAGTGCAGAAGATAATATATTACTAGCCAACGAATTAACTTCATTACTTGGAAGTGGAGCGCAAAAAGAATTAGAAAGACGTTCACAAGGTTTATTAGTACAGTAAGGAAATAAAATGCGATTAGAACCACTAGATCAAACACAAATTGAAAGCATTGTTTCTAAAGCAGTACAAGACGCAGTGGATTTCGTTGATGCAGAAATTGCACCACAAAGAATTAAAGCCCAACGCTATTTTGATAATGAAGTTGACATAGGGCATGAGGATGGAAGGTCTAGTGTCGTTGCATCAAAATGTAGAGAAGCAGTTAGAGGCATTAAACCAAGTATTCAGCGCATTTTTCTAACAAGCGATAAACCTGTTGAGTTTGTGCCAAAAGGCCCAGAAGATGTTGCAGCCGCAGAACAAGCCACAAGTTTTGTTACATATAAGTTTCAGAAACATAATGGTTACAAAGTTTTAAACGATGTTTTTCAGGATGCAATGGTCAAAAAAACTGGCATTGCTTATGTGTACTTTAATGAGGGTATGAAGCCTGAAATATTTACAATGCGTAATTTGACTGACGAAGCGTTTACAGCATTGGTAGGTGAAGATGATGTAGAAGTTCTAGAGCATGAAATACGCACAAGCATATCTATTGATGAAGAAGGTGTTGAGATAGAAGTGCCAGAGCATGACGTCAAATTATCTAGGTCAGTGCCACATGGTGAAATATGTATAGAAAGTGTGCCGCCTGAAGATTTTTTTGTAGATCGTAACGCACGTGGAATTGATAATTTTTATGTATGTGGGCATAGCACAGAAGTAAGAGTGTCCGATATTCTTGCAATGGGTTTTGATATTGAAGATTTAGACGGTTTAGATAGCACAGAATATAGCGTTGTAGATGACGAAGCAGAGTTTGAAAGGCGTGGTTACGCAACTGATGAAGGTGAAGATGAAAACGCTAGTGCGGCATCAAGAAAAGTCACTTTAACACAAGCATACATGGAATTAGATATAGAGGGTACAGGAATACCAAAGTTGTAC